AAAGTAAAGCTAGACCTAGCCAAAGAAGAACTAGACAAGCAAGTGCATGATAAGCAGCTAGTTCGTATCTTGAAGTGTGGGCAGCTTCACGCAAGCGGTTATATGATAAATCCTAAGTCCAAGTTCGCATACATCTGCAATGATGTAATCAATATACGAAGTTATGTAAAAGCTAACTCTGAAAAATTTAAGTAGCTAGTTTAGACGCCACACGTACAGGCATGTGAACTCTAGCTACCTTTATTATTATCCATTTTTTCTTTCACATTTGTGACCTCTTTTTTAAGAACTTTAGTAAACATTTTCTTAAATGTTTTCTTAATAAAAGCTAATACCGATTGCATAGCTATACCACCAACCACACTAGCAACTGAAGCTGTACCTGCTGCTATCACACTAGAAGCTATAACTTCTGGTGCAGGTATAGGCATTTCACCATAGAAAGGTATAGTAAAGGTAGCTATAGCTTCTTCACTTGATAAGGTTTCTTTGGGGTCTAGCAGGTCTTTCGGTATTGTCTCTGGTGTTACTTCTAACGCTTCCTCCTTTGAAGATGATTTTTCTTCTTCGCCAGAAGATCCCTGATCTTCCCCAAGTCCCGACTGAACTTGTTCCAGACTTGGAAGGAGTAGAGGATCTAGATATGGAATCTCTGCCACAGGTGGATAAAAAATTGTTTTAGGTGGTATAAGAATATTATTTGTATCAGGCAGATTAATCTTTGGATAATCCACTAACTATAAGGTGAAGTTCCAAGAATATCTGTTTTCCATTGTGCTTTTAAAGCATAAGCATCTTTAGCATCACTGATGCTAGAATCAGCAGGTGCATCTCTTAATGCTTGTTTTTTAACTGCTATTTCTGCTTTCTTGGTATCATCATTAGTTTCTATTGCTCTTTGAAATTCAACATCAAGTTCTTCAAGTTTTGGTTTTCTTGCAGTCCTTATTTTTAGTTTGTGAATTTCTCTGGCTTTCGCCATGTCTACGCCAAATCCCATAATAATTAAGGTGTGTAAGTCCAAGCATCTCTAAAACTCCTATCAGTAGGAATTACAGACTTATCTACAATATAAGATGTTTTTCCACTTGGTACATCCTTATCTCTAATTTGTTCAACAGTTAAACCACAATTATCTGCTGGAATAACGATTGCAACACCACCATCATCTGTAGTGTATATAATACGTTTATCAGAATTAGCCATAAGTTTTTCTTTTAGTATATCAAAAAAATACTAATCACCAAATACTGCAACTGCCGCAGAAACAGGATCAATTACACTACCACCGCCAGCAAGAGTAGTAATTCTAAAATATTGAAGTCTTGCAGTAGTTGTCGTTTGACCGCCTGACGTAAGACAAGGAATATTTATATTTGAAGTACTTACTTGAGAAGTTGATAGAGTTGCGTAAGTAGTATTTGCCATTGCCGTGTTAAAAGTAAAGGTAAAATCACCAGCATTATTATCAGTTATAGAAGAAATATTAAAACTGTCATCAATAGAAGGTGTACCATTTGAAACTATAAAACGACACCACGCTTTTGCTCTTCCTTGTGCTACCTGTTCTGGTGTTGAGTTATTAGCACCGTTTATATCTTGTAAATTGTTTACTTTAAGTGTGGACATAATTAATGCAATCTAGTAACTGAAAAATAACCATTTTTAACTTCGCCTGAACTATTATTAATATTATTTAAAGCAACTTCAAGGTAATCATCAGTTACTAAAGGTACTGGAATACTAAAAACAAATGAAAATTCTTGTCCAGCAGTCGCACCAAAAACATCAAAAGGAAAAGTGTCAGTATCGTTAGAGAATGTGCTGCCATTTTTTAACAATATGAAAAATATTCCATCATTAGCATCTATAGGATCAGTTGTTAATTTATCTCCTGATACACAAGCAGTTACTAAATATGTACCATTTTGGGGAACTGTAATTCTACTTTTTGCAGAATTTATTGTCATACCTACATTCGTAACAATATTATGAAATTCAATAGGATCATCATTATCAGCATCAGTCATAACTTCATTAACAAGATTACCTAATAAACAAGAAGGTTGTGCTGATGCACTTACTTGTGTAAGACCTGATATTGTTCCGTTTCCGTTAATTGTTACTGGCATAATTAACTAGGCTTTGGATTGTCTGATTTAATTTTAGCTATAAGATCTTTCCATGTCGTTGTTCCATTTACAGAATCCCAATATTGCATATCCATTTGTGTTTGCCAATCTGGATACTGTGCGTGTCTTTTATTTTGATAGTCAATCTTTGCAAAATCAGCATCTACATCTGTCATATTTATAGAAATTTCTTTGCCATCTTTATCGTAGGCTTTAAGAACTCCATCTTTTTCAGAAACGCTTACAGCATCTAAATAAAGCCTGTATACAGAGTTAAATTTTGAAACAATAGGAGGTGTGTTCATGCTGCTATCTCCATTAAAGTAATACCGATTGAACTGGCATTTTGTCTTGGCGATACTGCTCCACCAAATTCTGATCTGCTATACCAAGTGTAAGTTACTTGGGAGGTTGTATTAGGAGAATCAACAAATTGAACACCAGCATATCCCCACTCAGGTGTATTTCCTCCTTTAAATACTAAACCATAAGTATTACCGCCACTTAAATCTGTAGTTGCACCACCAGATATTATTCTGTAAATTGTATTTTCAACTTGGTCACTTTGGTCATGTTGCATACCTATAAAAGCACTAACATAAATTTTACTGCTTGCTGAAGATGGTGTAATTGCAAGCGTTGGTAATACACTATCTGTAACGTAGCTGGTGCTACTAGTAGAAAAACCTGATGAAGTCGTATCCAGATTGTGTTGAACTTGTAAAATATTGCCAGCCCTATTTAAAGTATCAATAGTTGAATCTGCATTGCTAGGCAAAAGCAAAGTACGATCAGATGATGGGTTTGAAGTTGGTGCTGATATTGAAACAGAATTACCACCAGAATGTATTAACTTTATAGAACTCATTTAAACAATACTCCAAGTTTGACCAGAACCAATAGTAACAGTTACATTTGATGCTATCGTAATTGAGCCAAAACTACCAGCATTTTTACCACTTGTTATTGTGTAATTTCCTGTAACTGTTTGATCGTTTTCCCAAAAAACTTGATTATTTGCATTACCTCTAGCACCGCCAGCAACACCCCAACTTAATGTACCAGCACCATCTGAAATTAAAGCATAACCACTAAAGGCAGCATCAGTAGCAGGTAAAGTAAAAAGTACATTAGATGCTACTGTTGCAGGTGCTTTGAAACCTATACTATGAGAATTGTCATCATCAAATAATTTAAACTGACCATTAACGTCTAGATTGCCAGCTATATCAATATGACCATCTGTATTTATTTTTAACCTATCAACTGAATTAGTACTATCTCTTATTTTTAAAACTCCACCAGAATTAACTAATCTATAATCGGGATTATCTTCATTATCATTAAAAGAAACAGCAGCAGTTGATCCACTTATAGTAACTAGTCCACCATTAACACTTAAGTTGCCACTTGTAGATATATTCTGACTACCAAACACAGGAGAAATTTTTGTACCTGCGATAGCAGCACTAGTGTTTACATCATCGTTTACTATCTTTCCATCTTTAAATGCACTGGCTTCTGTTAATCCCATAATGCTTTTATTTTAATTATATATTACACTTCAGCTTTTACAAAAAATTCAGAAGATGCACCAAGTATTGTTGTTGTACCTTCTTCATCTATCTGTTGTGTTCTTATTCTAATTACATCATTTGCTGTTAAATAAACAAAAGTATCAATAGAAGCTTGTCCATACCTACCCCAAGCAGTGTTTGTATCTAATACCTGTATATAAAAATCTCTATCTCTAAGAACATCAGCAGTACTAGAGTTGTCTCCTTCATATATTGCTACATCAAAATCTGATGTTGTTTGTTGACTATCTACAATATGAATCTTTATATCATCTCTAGTATCTCCTTCTATAATTTGACCAAAAACTTGATAATCATCATCAGCCATTGCATTAGTAAAGTTTAATGTATATCTTCCAAAATTTGTTCTTGTAATACTGCTAAAACCTCCATTTTGTTTGATAACAGTTCCACCACCATTAACGTGTGCTGTAGCTATTGGTTTTATATCTGACTGAATAAAAGTATATTTTTCTGCACTTGTAATAGATGTACCATTTTTTTGTATTTCTGTTTTTATAGTATTTCTTCTACTTGAAGCAGCACTTTGATAAGTTACATTAGCTTTTACTGCGTACCAACCAGTTGTTAATACTGTTATCTCACCACCAGAATGACTAAATTTATTAGTATCAGTTGTTGATTCTTGATTGAAATTAATAACAGCAGCAGTAGATGTAACGCTTGCAGTGGTATCAGATTTTAAATGACAAACATTAATTGCTGTTGCTGAAACAGCACCTGTAACCCTTGCCCCACCAGTATCAATCCTAAATCGTTCTGTTGGTGTGATTGCATCTGTACTTCCAGAAGATACTTGTGCATCAACAAAAAACCTAAAATCATTTGCACCAATCTGAAGCATTGTGCTGCCAGAGTAAAGTCCTTGTGTATATACATAAGCTGAACCATTAGATGTTGATTCAAGGTTATAATTTAGGCTAAAAAATCTTGCACCACTTTGATGATATTCATAAATACTTAATCCTCTATCTTGTGTTACACCACTATCATCAATTCTTAAAGCTTCAGCTACTCCAAAACTTGTATTAGGTGAATCAGCATCATTATCTATAATTAATGTTCCATCTGTGACAGTAGCCCCAGCAGAAGTAGTCTCAAACTTTTTAACGTTGTCATAATATAACTCTACTGATCCATTAGCAGCAGCAACTAAAAAGTTTTCTTGTCCTTGAGATCGTAAAGCTAAATCATTACTTTGTACGAATAAAAAACCAGTATTATTTGTTATGTAAGAAGATGATCCGTCATGCGATAGATTTAAATCTTGAGAAGCACCTATCTGTAGTTTTTTGTTATCTGACGGTATTCTTATATTACCGCTTGTATCACAATGTAAACGAACAAAACCACCTACAATAATTTGAAAAGGATTATTTGTTGCTGTACCAACCCTTTGTACTTGCAAATCTCCTGTAATTGTTATATCGCCATTCGTAGCAATAGTTAATCTATTATTGTCACCTGTTGCATCTTGAATAATAAAAGATCCATTATCATTTTTAATAAAGTAATTTGGATTAGCACTAGTATCTGTAAATTTTATTGAAGGAGTACTATTTTGTATATTAAGAGTGCCAGTTAAAGTGCCACCTGCAAGCGATAGTTTATTTGTGATTGCAGTATTAGAAGCGTTGATTGCGTTACTTTCTATTCCATCTAATTTTGTACCATCAGCAGATATATCTCTTCCGTCTACCAAGCCTGATGTCAATATATTTTGACTACCAAAGTTAGGATTTATTTTTGTACCTTCTATACTTGCATCACTAGCTACTTTGACATTAGTAATAACACCATCACTAGTATTACCAATATCTACTGATTTACCAATAGTAATTATAAAAAAGTCTGATCCACTAGCAGGTGCAGCACTAAATATTACTGATGATCCACTAAGAGCAAAACCTTCACTTGGCTGGCTTGTACCACTATTAGGTTTTTGGATAATACCATTTATACTTACAAGTAATTGTTCTGCTAATTCTGGTGGGTGGTCAATATTAAATCTATATGCAACACCATTAAAAGTTGCACTATTTCCACCAGTACCATTAAAAGTACTTAGGGTATTTGTATGAAAGTTACCAACAGAACTTGCTTCTTGATAAGCAGTTCCGTTATATACAAGTAATTTATTATCAGATTTTCTAAAAATTAAATCTCCTTCATCATTATTAGATGTTGGTGTCGTATCTACAACTCTATATCTACTTCTGAAACTATCAAGATCAGCACTGAAATTTACTAAATCTGATTCTTTAATTAAAGATTTATGATAAGTGTAAGTATGTAATGTAGATGTTGTTTGTACTTGCAAACCTACACCACTACCTAAAGTTCTACTATGTAAATCTGAAGGAAAACTTGTAATCGTAACAGTATTACCAGAACCTGCACCATTAGCTATAGTTGCAACACCACTGCCATTTATGACTACACCACCTGCATCTGAGATAGAGACTACAGTACCAGCATTACCACTAGGATCAGGGTGTGTAGAAGGAAAAGATGTTTCGTTTGCTATTGCAACAAAACCACCTAACGCATTAGTAACAGTAAGAATACGATCATTAACAGCTTTTGATGTTGGTATCTTTGCATCACTGTTAGCTGTTAAAGAAGTCTCTATTTCTTTGTTTGTAAGCTGGTTTAGTTCAGCAGTAGAAGCTGTAATACCATCAAGTGTATTTAACTCAGAAGCAGTAAGAGTATTATTGACACCATCTAATGTATTTAATTCTGAAGTACTGATTGTTGCTCCATCAAGAATTTGAACTTCAGTATCTGTTAAAGCAGCAAGAGCAGCAGCATCAGTTATTTGTGCAAGACCAGCATCTTTTTTGACAGTATTATTATTTAATTCATCTGTAAATTCTTGTAAACCAAATAAAATTTGATCGGTATTATTATCAAGATCTGTTTCTGTTAAAACGGAACCATCTTGAAAGTCTACTTTTTTAGCTGATATATCGGTATTTCTTTGAAATTTTATAGTTTGTCCAACAGTAGGAAAGTTACCAGAAGTAAAAGATATTTGGGTAGTGCTGTGAAAAATATAATGAGTACCAAGAGTTTTTAAGTCACCATTAACTGTTACATCTATTTCTGATTGTGCAAGGTAAGTAAAACCTATATTAAAAGGACCAGCAGTACCATTAGCAGTAGGTGTAGAAAAAGATGCAGCAGTATTAGTAGCCATAATTAAAAGGTTCCAATGTTCATTTCTTTCATTGTTTCAGTTAATCTATCAAAATAATTTTTTTGTAGATTTTGCTTTGCCTTAATTCTATCAGTATATTCTTTTTCGCCAATCACATCTAGGGTGTATTCTAATATTCCTTTGTTTGTAAATTTAGTATTAATCTTGTTCATTGTTTGAAAAATTCTTTCTGCTGCCATTTCTCCTTCGGGTGAGCCTAAACCTTCCTCTTCAATAATTGCTTTGTTTGCTTTGTAATCATTACCCATAAACGTACCATCAAAATAATTATCTAAAGCTTGTTTTAAAGTTACATCTCTACCACCCATTCTTAATGTAGTTTTATTTACATATATTTTTAAAGCATTGTATTCATATTTATCTAATTTTTTTGGTACAAAGTTTTTACTACCTACTCCTTTAAATTTAGAACCTCTTATTATCTCAGGTGGTTCTGGTAATAATCTACCTATAAGTTGAGTAGCCATATAATATTTATGATTTTTACTTGTGCTATGTCTTGCTAAAGACAATAAATCTGCACCTTCTTTTTGAGGGTAAGTTATTGCATCACCAGTAACGTGTTCTATTTGTAAGGGGAGTCTGCCACCTAGATTTATGGGTACAATTTCTTGTGCTTTGTTTTTAATATTATCTAAAGCTTGTAGTGCAAGATTAGCTTGATTAAATTCTTCGTCACCAAAATCTACGCTTTCATTAGCTAAATCCCCTGCCCTTGTTTTTGTATCTGGTTTCATAAACCATTTAAGCTTACTGTAATCTCCTTTTGATTCTGCTAGTTCTCTTGCTTCTTGCTCTGTAAAACCCATTTCAGTTAACAAGTCAGCAGGTAGTCTATGTAATTTACTTAAAAAGCTTGAATAAGGTATTGATCTACCAGCAACTTGTCTGCCTACATAATCTAAAAATTTCTTCTGTGTATATGGTATGTTGTCTTCTGGGTCTACATTCTTACCAACAGCAGGTATTTCAGAAAATAAATTTATAGCTTCGTTTACTTGTTGTGTATAACTTCTGTTAAAAAGATTACGACC